ATTTTAGTTTAACAAATGAGCTCACAGCATGAAAGATTCCCAAAGAGATTTTCTCCAAATAAAATTCCTCCCCAAGCAGGGCAGATTCCTTAAAACTGGATAAAAATCCACATTCTACAAGAGCCGCTGGAACCAGCGTATTTCTGAGTACATAAAACTCCTTTTGCTCCTCTGTCATGGTTTTCAAGCCACGATCTTTAGCCCCGGAGGATATCAACAAGTTCTTTTGCAAAATGTAAGCCAGAACTACGTTGGACTCCCAATTAAAAACTCCTACATTATTTGGGTACCAAATCTCTAGCCCCTCAGCAACTCCTCCAGTCGAAGAATTACAATGTATGGATATGAAAGCATTGTAGAAACCAGAGTTTGCTGTCTTCACTCTTTGCTCTAAAGATACAAACTCATCTTTGTCTCTAGTCAACCCAACAACAAACCCAGCTCTTTTTAGATATTGTTGTACTTTCAAAGCTATGTTAAGGTTGATTGTTTTTTCCAAAAGACCGTTGATTCCAACAGCTCCGCTGTCTGAGCCGCCGTGGCCCGGGTCAATACAAACTCTCATGCTACTTACCCAGGGGCTGTTTGGTAATAACTCGGAGGATCAAGTTGATGAGTACAATTATTGACCCCTGCTCTTCTGCGCTCAAGTCTAATCCAACTAGCGATTGGGAAAAAAGGCCGGCCAGCAGGATTATATTGACCCAAATAGTTTTTGATTGATACCACTTTTTAACTTCCATACCTAGCTCCTCTCTTGTGTTATTCGTATGATTTCATCCAGCTTTCTTGAGTTGATAAGAGATGTTTCCAAAACTCGGGAAACATCGGTTTCTATCTTACAAATGCTTTGGCGTTGAGCTTGTAGCCATTCTTGTTGATACATAACAGCGTCATGAGATACTTGACTGGGTTGAGATTTTTTGTGATTGGAAAGTTCTTTTATAACGCTGTATAATACCCAAAGAGCTACAATAGCTACCCCATACTCTCCAACATTTTCAGTCAACTATCAACCACCTCTCATCATTAGGATTTTTCCATTCTCCCAAAATACTTTGTATCCAAGCATTTCTCCGATAGCCCGAAGAGGAACCATGACCCGATTGGTTTCTGAATCAATCTTCAACTTTGTATGCATAGTCCATTTTCTTCCATCAATTTCCACATCTTTAGACCCAACAAAAAACACAATCTTATTTGCTTGTTGAATAGGGAGAATCAAATCCACACTAGACATGGATTCGGGCCAATACCTGTATCCCAAATCCTTATCTACCATCCTGAAATAGTCGTATGGAATCCAACATCTTCCTTTGTCTCCCCAAGAAGAACCCCAACTGTTTTGAACCCTGAAAAATCCAACATGACCGTTCTTTTCTCTCGTATCGTCATATCCTATTACCGCTATGCCGTGCCCTCCCAGATATGTTCCTCTGGGTATAGGCACATAGCCCTCTCCATCAACTCCTTCCACAAAGCTCTCTGTAACTAATATTCCCCCGAGAACTGGTTGATTACAAGAGAGTTGGAATTTAATTTCTTGTTCGGTTTGGGCTAATGCGTACCCTCCTATAACAAACTTCAATCCTTCTTCTCGCAAAGAATCATTCATTTTTGGAAGCTCAGGCCAAGACATAAGCGAGTAAGGAAAACTGCCCTCAAAACAAATTCCCCTATTTTTCAGTACAGACATTACAGCTTTTAGAGTGGTGCCTTCAGAATCTTTATACCCATCAATCTCTTTTGCTTCTGAGTACAAATGTAGTGGGCTAAACTCATAGTCAGCTCCCGGATAATTTAATGCCTCTTGAATCCCTTTGATACAAACTCCGGCAAAGGCCACACAAGTTCCAAACTTCCCTTGGTCTCTGACTTTAGGCAATAGGTGATCCATATTATGGTAAAGCGGTAATTCGCTTGGTAATGAGTATAAATTACCGACCCTCCAGTCACGATAGTCTGGAGTTGCGGCAATCAGCCCTGACTTAAATATCATAAATTCTCCTCCGCTATTCTACATCAAGTTGCCAATAAACCTGTAGCTGATTGGCTAAACTGTTGTTACCTTCAATCAAGAGATTGTATGAGAATGGTATATCCACCTCTTGCTGATCTCCAGAAGACAAATTGGTAAAAGCTATGGTGGAAGTGCTGTTAGCAGAATAGAAATTTATTGTAGGAAGATACAGAGAACTTCCATCAGTCGAGAGTTTACCCACGCTAAAAGTCGAGCCATCAATGCTTATGCGAATTGCGGGCATAGCCGCCCCTGCGGCATGAAGCTCTGCCCCGATCCTTTTCAAAGAACCCCTGCCCCAATAATCGAGCAGACTTACCCAAGAGCAAGTTCCTGCTCCCACATACCCCGAGTCAAATGCTTGAGTATATGTGTCTTTCTTTGCCTGTAGGAGCAAAGGCATAGCAATTATATCAATCATAATGTCCTCCTCCTACGATCTACTAACTACATCAAGTACATAATACACATCAATTTGGCTGGTGGCCGTTTGATAAGCTCGAATGGTTAAATTGCTACGGAAATTTAAGTTGAGTTTGCTCCAAGCTCCGTCTGTAGTCATAGCATCTGCCGGAGTAGTTGGAATTTGATATATGCCGAAATGTGGATAGTATGTGGCTGCGGCTTTATCGGAGAAATACCCCAAACAAACGGTAGAGCCATCAATAACAATCTCTATCATTTGTCCCGTTGTACCTGCTCCGCTGAGTGTGGCCCAAAGTTGTTTTAGACAACCCACTCCATCATAATCTAAAACCGTATTCCACGCCGGGGCAGACCCAGACAGGTCCACTAGCTTTGTTGTGCTTGTAGTTCTAGCCATAGAAAGTCTGGCTACAAATGGTAGTAAATTTCCCATTATCCCACCACCGTTCCGTAGGACACATAAGCTCCAGACCAAGTAACATCCACATATTGCCTAATTCCTCCATCAGCTCCATCTGACGGGGGCAAATAGAAATATATGCGAGATACCTTCCCAGCCGTGTAGGAGTTGGTTATAATCCCATTATCGCCATATATTGTGTGGTATAAAGCACCAGAAATTCCACTCACGGCATGAAAATTTATATTTCCTGTACTTGCGCTCCAAGCTCCAGAACCAGCCGACCGTTGATACACTGGTTGAGCCGCTAAACCAGAAGTTGAATTGCTACCCTTGATATGGGCGTGGTTAGTTCCATCTCCTGCTTTGGCTATTTTCAAATAGTAGTACGTTGAAGCAGTCAACCCAGAGTAGTTTATGGGTATGGATATATACGCCGCAGAAGCGTCAATAAATTCCTTTGGAATCACGAATGTAGCCAGGGCAGTTCCTTCTAACCCCGCAACAGGATCAAACCCGGAACTCATAAGAGATACAGTCAAATCTTCCCCAGCACCATCTATTCTGGCCTCAAGCTCGACCCGAGTGAAATGGCAAGATGTGGTTGTAACCCTTACAGCGTATTCATAGGAGGATAATGCCGCTGAGTCTGTAACTCCACCAGTGTAGCTGTCGAACCAAGAACCCTCAAACAAGTTTGTAAAGTTTTGTATTGTGAGTAATTGATTCATGTTTGTGGAGTTTACTGTATCTACACCATCTTTGAAAGCATACAAATATCGTCACCCCCTAAGCCGCCGCAAATGTAATAGTTATTTCAGCCGTCAATAGCTGGACGTTGGTTTTTGTTACTCCAGCACCTTCCACCAATCGGCAAAGTAAATCTCCAGAGTCAGCGTCAGCTGTACCCCATAGAAATACTCCAAACTCGTACCAAGTTCCAACGGCTTCTGAGGCTAAAAAATAAGCCCGGAACTCCACGCTGTTGCTGGAACGATACCTGGTAACAATTGGACGTCTACCAGATTCTGCTCCCAGAGTATCGTCCCCAGCCGCCGCCGCAGTATTATCTGTCCCCCAAGCGATTCTTATGTCGCAATCATTGGACTCTTCATTAGACAATAGCTTGGCTAAAGCTTCAAGACCGCTGGATGTAACGAGATTGTGTTTTTCCAACACCAGTTCTCCGTCGAGAAAAAATCTCCAATTACCTGATACTTTTAACATATTGGTAGCCCCCCAAACTATGAGGAATTTACTGCTGTAAATCCCATAATCGCATCTGCGTCACCCATTTTATAGTATTTGGGAGTTCGGATCAAATATGAGCTGGCCGAAGTTATTGAAAATGTGCCGCCAGTCATCGTCTTGAATTTTTGAACGTAAGCCGCATCCTTGTCTTTGCTGTCTTTTTTAGCAGAAAGAATTGCTTTGAATACATCCTCCAACCCTTTAATTCTGCCCCCAAATTCTACTGTGTATTTCCAAGTCTTACCTTCGACCCTTTGAGACACTCGTTGAACCACAAAATAGTTGTCTATTCCTCTTGACGATATGTTGATATAGACAACTTGTCCGGGCTCAAATCCTCTTGTATATGTCTCAAAACTGCCTTTAACTTTTGGGTTTGAATATTGTCTTAAATCCTCTTCTGCCCTCATCTCAGCATCACGGTTCGAGTTCAACGATTCATCCACGATTATGTGTTCGTAAATACCGTCACCGCCCTCAGCCGCCGCAATAGCTTGTTGGCTGGTTTCATCCTCTTTCATGGCTATTACCGGGAGGTCAAATTTGAACTTAAAAGCCATAGTGACTCCAGCCGCTGGGTATGGGCTTGGGGCTGTATCATGATCCGACATTCTGACTGTCTTCTCGGTTGTGTTATACATATAGTCATAATCATCTTCATTGTCTATATTCTCTTGACCTACAGTTTGGAGTATGCCCCCAACTTCTAAAGTCAATTCCTTGGGAGGATATGGCATAGTCCAAGCCTTGGCTAGCCCGTCAGCAACGATCTCGTGAGTGTACTCGTCAGAAAGGTAGTATGCCCCTTTCACGTACACTCTGTTTCTTAACTCTTGAGAATCCAATTGATATTTGAATTTGTTACAGTTAGAAGCGGTAATTGTTTCCGGGGCAGTAGCAGAAGCTGTATCTGGTTCAAAAAAGTGTAAGTCTTTAGCAGAATCTATATACCAAGACCAACCTACATACTCCGCTAGAGCCGTCAAGCAATCGCTCATGTGCTTATAGTCAAACACTTTTCTTTCTACTTGTGGCCCATTGGTTTGTACGTTAGTTGTTGTAAACTCATCTGCATATTTTGCTATTAAATCCAGAACGATCTCATCCACTTTAGTATTGGTGTAAATCTCTTGAACCAATTTTTTGTCGAGAGAATATGTGTAATCCCTACAACTTACGTGCCAATAGTCAGAGTCACGATCTCTTGGGTCTTGCTGTACTTGATCCACAATTCCACAGAAGTATCTGTAATTTACAGTCAATGGGTAATAGACAAATATGCCCCTGGGAGGAAAAGATGCGCTGGCCCCCACTCCCGGGCTATACAACATGCTAAGCCCATGAGCTGGAGCTGAGGAGCTATCATAATAATACAAATGCTTGCCCTCAGCGTAAGAATCTGTACCAGACCAAAAGCCTGCATAATATCCAACACCCAAAGCCGTTCCTTTGGCTATAATAGCATAGAATCCTGGTCCCAAACGTAAATCATCTGTTAAAGTTAGAGAACTGTATCCACCGGAGTATGTCGGAGTGCCCGACAACAACTCAGTCTCCAGCGTGTAATCTCCGCTAGCAACTTTCCAAAAGTACACCGTAGTGGCCGCAGAATCTGTCTTAATTCCAATTTGGGATACCCTTACATCACTTAATACCTCAAGCATCAGCCCCCGATAATTGGATGTAATTTGGCTGGTAGGAGTGCTACCAGCTATCGGATAGAGTGTAGCCACACTCCCTTGAGTTTCATCTCTCAACAAAAACTCTTGTCCTCTAGCTGGCTCATCTCCGTCTTTAACATCGAAGGAGGCAGAGTTGTTACGGTTGTCTGTGGCTTTAGTGGCCGAAAAACCCTTCAGCCTCATAATATCGTCATTGCGATTGTATCCAGCTATTCTAAAAACGTCAGACAACTTTACCACCTCACCCCAGCAGTTACCAATCTCCTATACATTACATCCACAACTTCATCTGGGTCTGGTCCATAGATATTTACAGTGATATTATTGCCACCGCCATACCTGTCGAGAGGAACCACCGCCTCAGCCCCGGATTCTCCGATTAAAGCCAGCGTTGGTCTAGTAACAATTCCTCCTCCAGCCATAGCCGGTACAGTAACAATTCCTCCTCCGGGCAACACCGAGCCCATGGAAGTCAAATCCTGTATCGCTTTGGATAAATCCTCTTTTTTGTTGGCTATACCAGCCATGATTTGCATGATAAGGGATTCGCCTATGCCTATGCCGCCTTTGGATAATTCTCCAAGTTTTTCCAGCGTATCATCTTTCAAGTCTGATATTTTACCAACAAAATCTACTGCGTACCCAAGCAGTTGTTCGTTGGTCTTTAATCTTAGAGCTTCGATTTCAGCATTTGTTTGCTCTTTCAAATCAACTAATTCCCCAACGGCTTGTACTTTTGCAAGTTCATGCTTGTCTTTCCACAGCTTTTGATAGCTTGTAAGCTCCTCGTCAGTCATGGATATCAGAGCCGCTATTTGGGGCTGTGCGTTTGGTCCCATGTCTTGAATTTCTTTCAATAGCCCCTCGGAGATTCCTTTGCGGGCTAACTCCTGAACTTGGCTTCTCCACGTAGCTAAAGCCATGACTTGCTCTTTGAGATTGGAAATAAGTTGGTCTCCAGATATTTTAGCTGTTTTGGGTATTTGTTCGAATAGCCCCACCCAGCCATATAGAGCTTGTTCCCTGGAGGACAGTTGTCTTACATATTCTTGGGTGAATTGAGCTTCACCACTAGCCAATTTGTCTAGAGCAGAAGAGATATTGTTATTGTACTCCTGCGTTAAATTAGTTACAGCTCCAATAACTTCTGAGACTACGCTCAACGCTTGATCTTTTACTTTATTGGACGTTCTAGCCAAGCCTTGAATTAAACCAGCAGACAATTGTTCTCCGATCTCTGCAAATACCTTCGATGGAGATTCAATACCAAACGCCTCATTGACCCAATCTTTAATGCCTACCGCCCAACCCCAGATTTTATCGAGTAGCCAGCCGCCCATACTAGACAGCCCATTCCAAAGACCCTCAACCAGTTTTGACCCCCACTCAATAGCCGTAGCTCCAAGCCAAATAAATGGCTCAGCGATGGTCTTTATAATCGACCAAATACCGCCCACTAGCCACTCTAA